CTTCAGTCTCTTGACTGTCCGCGGGCACTTACTGTTTGGCTCCTTTATAAAACAGGGGAGCATGAACAGTTAGCTAGCCTCAAAACAGTTGTTGCTCACTACAGTAATGTAGAGAGCTTCCGAGATGCTTACTGCGCTACCAAGCTGGTGTCTAAGGCGACCTTCTTGAGGTTACCCTACGATCCCAGCAAAGTAGCGTTTGAGAAGTTCGAGCAATTTGAGCTTCTCTGCAAGCAGACAAATCGTCGCTTTAAGGACCTGTCGCAGGATCCCTTGTATTCGGGTCCTGCCGTCTGGGTGCATAACGCAACCATTCGGAAAATTGACAGATTCCTCGGCGACTTTAGCGCTGAAGAGTTCTTTCTCGAGCCAGACTGGGGTCCTGGTGCCACGACTCTGATGAAGAGGCGTGAAGCCAGTCCAGTCAATAAGTTCCAATGTGAGATTGGAATAACGCGTGATCTCTTCGATCTTGTCCCTACTGAGGTTCTCAGCTCTGTGTATCCGGGCTGGGCATCTCAATTGGTTGAAAGTAAGTTTCCAAACTTTCAACTTGGTAACAAGATTATAACTGTGCCGAAGGACGCAGCTACGGATCGGGTTATTGCCGTGGAGCCAGGTGTTAATCTCTGGTTCCAGAAGTCTTTAGGCAATATGATTCGCAAGCGCCTTCTTCGGGGTGGTATCGACCTTCGCTACCAGAGTAGGAATCAACAACTGTCGAAGCAGGGTAGTATATCTAACCTGCTAGCAACCGTTGACCTATCCTCTGCTAGCGACTCCATCGCCCGCTCCATTGTCGAGGAGTTGATCCCTCGACCGTGGTTAACGGTTATGGATGCATGTCGAAGCCATTACGGTGTTCGTAACGGGGTGTCGTCTCGTTGGGAGAAGTTCTCCAGTATGGGGAACGGCTTTACCTTCGAGTTAGAAACCCTGATCTTCGCTGCAGTTTGTTATTCCTGCTGCGAATATCTTCACGTTGATCCTTCTGACGTGAGTGTGTACGGGGATGATATAATATTCCCGTCTACATGTTACGAGCTCTTCTCCAAGATGATGGTTTTCTACGGCTTTCGACTTAACGAAGAGAAGAGTTTCTATAACTCTCCTTTTCGTGAAAGCTGTGGTTCTCATCATTACTTGGGTTCAGACTGTACGCCCGTCTATCTAAAAGATAGATTGTCATCCGTCCATACGGTTTACCGTCTAGCAAACGCTATACGCCGCCTCGCGAAGCGCCAGATGTCTTTTGGCTGTGACGCGAGGTTCCGTAAAGCTTTTGATCACCTTGTTCAGTCAGTTCCGGTCGGCTTACGCCTACGGATTCCCGACAGTCTCGGTGATGGTGGTTTCATCTCGAACTTTGATGAAGCCACTCCTAGTAGGGGCCGGCGAGCTAAGGAGCTCGCCAGACGAGGCTATGAAGGCTACCTCGTTCAGCACCTTGTGGAAGTAAGTAAATCTTACCAGGATGAGAGATATGGCTATTTACTGGCCAAACTCTGGGCAATGCCTGAACAAGTAATCGAGGAGACTCGCGGTCTGGCAATCCATCGCCTTACCGCCCTCGATCTACTTGAAGACCGTACGAGACTAAAAGCGGTTTCGAGCCTTTCTCCTCCACCCCCGGGTTTGGCATATAACTCAGTGCCATTATCCGGAAGAGTAAAGAACAGGCTCGTTTCTAGTCTCGTTCCACAGTGGAGGGATCTAGGCCCATGGGTGTAAACCCAGAATGCTTAGACCCTCTGTTGAGATCTTCCTACTGATTCTCTAGTAGGTTTTCCGCGAATGCGGTGGAGAGTTTCAC